TACAGGCTTCATATGGTGTTAAATTATCATTATAATAATCTCTTAACACCTTATATCTAATTTTATTCTCTCTCTTTTTAGGGATATAACCTATCCATTTACTAAATGAATAACCACACCCTTTTCTTATTTCAACCATTGAATATACTCCTAGATGTGGGAGAGATAATTAACGACACAATAGCCTCTTTTATCGTTAATTACTCAACCCAATTTTATTTAACTTATTATACTTAATATAGTTAACCCTGATAACCTATAAACTGTTCATTATTCATATGATTTAGCATCCCTAATCATATATTTTAGAGTTTCTAAACCATCTGATGTTTTGTGTGTTTCATCTTTTACTTCATTTAGAAAATTCTTTAACAATTTCCAATGATGTTCATTACCCTTTGGGAATATTTTAGGTATTTCTTCCCATAAATCTAATAATTTAAGTAATGAATCTCTTTTAGTAATTGCTAATACTGTTCCACTATTTTGATTTTGAACATTAGATTCTATCTCATACTGGTTTAACGTTTCTGATAATGGAGTTAGAAACTCCGTTCTTCCCCTCAATAATACTTGAGTCCTAATTATTGTTTTACCTTCACCGCCATAAATAGCAGTAAAGGGTTTTCCTAAGCACATGAATATTCCTTTAATTTCATCTTTTGTATACATTTATACACCGCCGTAATTTTCGGCTTGTTCTTCTACATGTTCATGATATTTTTCATGCCCCAGTAGAAATAAACCTGCTTCTTTTTTATTACCGATAAAGGATTCTAAGCAGATTGGGCAGGTTACTTTAACAATCTCTGCTTCGAAATATACACCTATATCGGTTGCGTAATTAACAATTTCACCCTCAGTGAATATATGTTCTGGTCCCCAATCGTCCCAATTAATATAAATCACCTAGTATGGTATTGTATATACTCTAATATAAACATCACTACTTACGCTCGTAGTTTCCAATACCAAGATGGAACATGTAATAATCTAGGGCGCGATATAGACATTCATAACAATAAGATAGGCCATCGCCTCGCATATTATGAATCATATTTTCACCCCTTTCTTTACATATATTACATACTCCATTATGCATTTGTGGAAGGTAGACCTTTTCTTTCATTCTTCTTCCCCATATAATTCCCAACGTCGTAATGTATTTTCATTAAGAGTGAACATACTTCCGTCATCTTTGTATTTGAGTTTGTATATACCCATAGGTTGCCCTCTCATATATATCCAAGATTCCAATATTACTTCGGCAATCCTTCCTGTGTGTTTATTTTGTACAATATCATTTATCTTTAAGTTCTTCAACATCTTCTATTCCCCAGTGTTCTTTTAGTTGCTTTCCTACTTCGGTATTCCACCAACCGGAATGGGTTAGATACCACTTAATATTATTTTTTCTTATTATTTGCTTTGTTTCCTCTAGAAAGTTTTTTGCGCTTTCGTCGAGTACTAGTTTCTTCTTTTGTTTTTCTTTGTTTTCTTTCGACAATGTTTTCATCTCCTTTGTAGGCGTTCAAATTTGCCACAATTGACCTCCATAGGTGCCAATTCTTAATTACGGGTATTTCGCTAAACGATAATAAGGCTTCCCTTATCCCGCAATCGGGGCAAATGTTGGTTTTATTGTCCCACCTGCTAATTGCACTATGTTCAGTATATTCAATTAAGCAGATAGGACATTTCAACCTAACAACTCCTGTAGATTTTTGAATTCACTAGGTTCATCTTTATCAGTTCTTAGTCGAACAAATCTAGGAAACCTTAGACCGACGTTTCCATCTTGGTCTTGTGTTACAATATCTGCATGAATTTCCATTATAGTTCCCAATCGGTTATCATCATAATAATCATGAACCACTAGTAAATCTTCTTCTGTAAAACCAGTTCCAACGGAACCAATACTAACTACGTGTTGGTCTACCATTACTCCTAGTTCATAAGAACCATAATAACCGGCCCTTTTACCTGAACCCATTGTTGCACCCATTACTATACAATCTAAATCTACTAACGCTGGCTTGTGTTTTAACCATGAACGCTTTCCCGGTTCATAAGTTTGTTCTACTCCTTTAAGGACTAGTCCTTCAAACCCATCTTTAATAGCCTTATTGTATGCCATCTTAATTTCTTGTTCACCAGTAACAATCTCGGTATCTGTAATATTTACATTAGGAAAGTGCATACGTATAGTATCTAACCTATTACCGTAGCCAAAGTTATATGTGTCTTGCTTATTGAACGTAAGAATATCAAATATGATTGCCTTAACCGCTACACGGTTACGCACTTCTTCTGTTTTACCATGAATACGTGGCATAATTTCCTTGAACTCAAGAACATTTCCTTCTTCATCAACAGGTATAATTTCACCGTCAAGAATGAACTCATCATATTGTTCACCCCATGATTCAACATTAAGGTCTGCAAACTTCTCTGTAATATCTACACCTTTACGGTTAAAAATACATACATACCCATTTTCGTCCCTATGAAACTGAGCGCGAATACCATCATACTTTACATCAGCATAGTAAGTTCCCGTTAGGGACTTAGCAGTTTTAGCCAATTGAGGTTGAACGTAACTGCCCGGTTCAGGTATCATTAGTTCTCCTACACCATTACCAAGACACACTTCATCAATAATAGTATTAAGATTATTGAACTTAAGTGCGGTCTTGAAATCATTAGCAGGTATAAGATACTTCTTTTGAAGTGACTTCTTTGTTACATTGTCTCCTGCACTGTTTCTCTTTTGATTTATTACTACTGCTGTGTACCACTTCTTTTCTAGTTTATTCATGTTACGGAAACGTTCCATGAAAAGTTGTCTTGCAGTAACAATATCTTCTGCTGTTGATAGTAGATTAAAGGCATCATATAAATCATAATCTATATGGTCCGGAGCATCAAAACCAAACTGTTCAAGTAGTTCTGGGACTCCACCGAAATCATCTACTAAATCTTGTAGACCCTCCTGTTCTAATTCTAGTTCTTCAGCAATATGTGGTAAAAGATTCTTTGCCCCTAAACCCACATTACTAAACTTATTTGTTAGTGTGTGATAGAACATAGCCCAATCCTTTGATAAATCGTCATCAGCAACAATACTGTTAATAATTTGTGTTGGAGTCATATTAAGATATGATTCCATGTTTTCTGCAAAATCACTCATCAGCAATTGCTTCATCCCCCATAGATTTTAGGGCATCATTATAATATACCCATGCTAAACTAACATGGTTTGCAGTTATTCTTTCACTGTCGTTTTTAGTATAATTTACTATACTTTGTATAAACTCTTCCATAAATTCTTGTGTGCGATGTGCAATTGCTTCTCGCGCTTCTGCCTTAATTTGCCTATTAGGTAATACCTCGGCAATAATTCTCTTTACTTCTCTTTCGCTAACCATTTTTCCATCTCTTTTTTATTATAAAAATACTTTATTATTTTATTATCTAATCCTGTAATTATAAATACTGCTCCCATTATACTATTTACAGAAACCACTTGATACTTACCAGATACGGTAAGTGTTTCGACTGTAGGTGTAATACCATACATTCTACTACTTTCAAATGATACCCGTTGAGCATTGTCCTTTATCCACTTAATTATATGTGGTTCTTGAACTTCAACCCACATAGGGCCATCAAGTTCCAATTCTCCGGTTTGATTGCATACATTACATTCTTTACCATCACAAATTGGACACTTAATACTTATTACATTCACAGGAAATCTAATAGTATTTACTCTTCCTCCAACGTTAGACATATTTCCTCAGTCCTAGACAAATACTCTTCACCATCTTGTTTATGCCAACGCATACTTTCTCTATCACCTAGCACGATTGCTTCTCTAAGTATTGGTTTTTGTGTATTAATAGTTCTCCAGTCGGTTCCACTAAAATACGCTTTACCGAATGGGTGAGTATGAATCCAACATTTAATTGGTATTTTCATACCTGCTACACTTTCATCTTTGTAATCAACAAATACTCCAGTACCTTTGCTAATAAATAGTGTATTATCAGCATCGACTATTACACTTACCTCTAATCCCGGTAAGACCTCTGTTGATAGATGCCAAATTTCATCTAAAAAGTAGGGGTTGTATTGAGATTGTCCACATTCATTAAAAACCTGAACAATATTCTCTTTCCAATCTTCCCACTCTTCATTCGTAATATCTTTCTTTTGTTCGTTTATTTGCATTATTCTTCCTCTCCATTAAATTCGAATCCATAGGATTCTAGTTTTGTTTGGTTCTTATCCTGTCCAAATAGAACATCGTGAACCTTATTAAGTAATTCCACTTCATCATTATGTGTCGCTTCGATGATACGGTTAAGAATCTTAAGTTCTTTTTCAAACTTGCTCAAACGTTCCACCTCCACAGTTACTGCATTCGTGTTTACTTGTTCTTAAATCTAAATGTACGTAAAACCCACATACTCCGCATAGTTTTTCTTCTTCCATTTAATCACCCAACGGTACATATTTAATCGCTTTTTTATTAGCATTTTTAATTTCAAGAACATTCATATTTTTATTATAATAAATATAACAAAC